GTAATAGCATCTTTTACATAATTATTTCTGTGACTACCAGCATTATCAAGAATAATAAGATGATTTTTATATTTTCCAAAAACATATTTCTCTAAAAAATCAACTAATCTTTCTTTTTTCATTCCACCTTTTTCATATAATTCCCAACCAATACATTTTGAATTCTTAATGGCTATAAGTAATGTAAATTTACGAAAAATATAACTATCGTCTGTTTTTACAATACATCTTTTACCCAATTTACATCTTGAATATTCTTTAAGCATTGCTGGTTTAATTGAAGTTTCATCTAAACTAATAATTTTATTTAACTTGTATTCATCAACTTTATTATAAAATTTACTTAATTCTTTCTTTTTTTCAATTGGTGTTCCATATCTGGTTACAGGGAAATGTTCATGTCTTGTTCTCTTTCTGGTAATATTATTATCTCTAATTACATTTCTTAATTGTCTTGGAGTAATATCAAAATCTTTATACTTTTTTTTTACTATTTTAGCTAATTCTTTCATTGTTATTTGTTCGTTTTCTTTAAGTTTTTTAATGGCATATTTTACTTGTTTTTTAGTAACCTTATAAGAAACTGGTAATCGGTTATGTCTTTTGATACTTCTTTCTAATAAATACCTATCTATCCATCTTTTCAAAGTAGTCTTCTTACATTCAAAAATATCACATACATAATCCATACTAAAATCATTTTTTAAATAATATTTAACAGCACTTAATTTATAATCTTCTGATTTGTGTTTAGGCATAAAAGGTAATATAATCTAAATTATATAATTAATTTTGTTCCATTTTAAATTTCTAAGGGTGTAAATCCAACATCTTTACCAAATCCACTTCTAGGATTATTATAAAATGTTACTAATTTGGAATTAACTTGTATATCTTCCCAAGGATAATTATCAATATAACCTCTTTCTTTTGATAAAGCATCTCTGTCTCTAAAAATATTATAATTTAAATTATTATTTTTTAAATCTTTAGTAATACTATTTTTATTCATCATTCCTAATATAATAAATATAACACCCGTAAAAAATGTTATTGAAAATAAAAAATTTGAAGAATATATAAATTTTATATCAGATAATATATTATAAATGAACATCATCTTTATAATATATGATATGAAAAATGAATTTAATTTATTTATTTTTTAATACTAATAAATTATTTTTTAATATGTCCCACACAACTAAATCATTAACCATATCAACGACAGTTCTATTATTTAGTAATTCTTTTATATAAGATTTTTCTGTTTGTTGTAAGTCATTTATGGTTACATAATTTCTTTTTAAAATATTTTTTTCTGTTAAACCAAAATCATTTAGATAAAATCTAGTCTTTTTTTTATTTTTACATTCAACAAGTATATTACCTTCATGTAAATCTTTATGAAATAAATTATGTTTATGTAATATATTTATTAATTTTTTTAGCTCATTATAATCTTTTTTTAACAATTTCTTTTTTTTTAAATATTCTTCTAATGTTCCACAATTTATATATTCTAATAATATATACCCTTTGTTATTATTAATCCACGAGTTATAATATTTTGGTGCTATTTTTGGTTTTATTTTATTAATTATTTTTAACTTACTTATTTCATTTGCAAATGTTTCTATAAATTCATTTGATTTTAATTTAGTTTCCTTAAGAGCATATATTTTTTCATCTATTTCAACTTTATAGACTTTTCCAAAATAACCAGAACCAAGAGTTGTAATAATATTATATTTAATATTCTTTTTTTTAATATTTTTGAGACTATATGCTATAGGTGAATTTTTTATTATAGGAATAAAAAGGTTTTCAAATTTAAGTATATATTCAATACTAATTATAGTATTTATATAATTTTCATTATTTCTATTTTTATATCTATGTTTTAAGTATATTTTATATTCATCTATAATTTTTGTATATTCAACATTATTATATTTTTTTAATCTCTTATTAAACTCATTAATTATATTATTGAAATCTATAATTTTCATTTATTGTATAAAATATTATATAATAAATGAAATAATAAAAATAATAAAAATTAGATTAATTTTTTTCTAACATCTTTCTTTGCATCCAAGGGTCTTCTTTTTCAAAAACAGATGCTACAGTTTCTTTAGTAACTTGGTTACTTCCTGGAACAGATGAAACTTTTTCATCTTCTCCTTTTTCATCTTCTCTTTTTGAATTATTGGAAGTATCAACTTTTTTACTATCTTGACTATTTTCTTTAGCATCTTTCTTTTTTGCTTCAATCTCTGCTAAAATTTCATTTTTCTCTACAATAGTTTTACGAACCTTTGATAAAGTTTTCTTATCTTCTTCTTTAATCTTTTTAACAGTCTTATTCTTCTTTAAAGCAGCTTCCATCTTCTCACGGTTTCTTTCGTGGAAAAATTGGTCTTTTGAAATTAAGTTTTCACGATACTTTTTCATTAATACATTAAGTTCCTTTGTCTGATATTCTTGGTCTGGAACTTCATGTGGATCAGGGTCCCAAGGTAACCAATAACCTACTTGTCCGATATATACATTATGGTTCTTATCAAATTTAGCAATTGTATTAGACCTTCTCTTTGCTTCACCATAAGTACTATAAGTACCACGAATTTTAATTCCACGAGTTGAAGTTTGAAAATCTACTTCGTCATTATATTTACTATCAAGTTCTTGTTGTTTTTCATAAAGAAAATCTTCCCAAAGATTAGTAATTCCTCTTTGACTAATATTTTTCATAATAATTGTGTGTAATTTAGTTTTATATTCAATTTCAGGCATTCCCTTTGGTTGAGGAATAGGGTCAATTAAATTATTTAAAAATTCTTTTACAAACCATAAATATCTTTCTTTAATAGCTGCCTCTGGAGATAAAAAAGACATACATACAAATGATTGTCCCGGAATTGGTTTATCAACCTCTAAAAAATCAGTTTCTTCACTCATAACTGATTTCTTTTGTTTTTTTTGTTGTTCTTTAGAAACTTTTTGTGGGGTCATTCGGAATGAACTGCTCATGATTAATAATATCAATTATACATTTTCTTTATATCAATTATTATTTTTTTTCTTTTATAATATATATAACTAAATATGGACCAACTTGATCTCATGGAAGTTCTTCGCCGTGCTGCTAAATACCTAATTGAAGGTGGTGCTGTTGCTCTCGCTGCTTGCCTTATCCCTAAGAACAAACTTAACATGGGTGAAGTTTGTGCTCTTGCTGTTACTGCTGCTGCAGTTTTTGCCATTCTTGAACTTTACAGTCCAGCAATTGGTGCTAGTGCCAGGACTGGTGCTGGATTAAGCCTTGGTGCTGGTGTTGTTGGTGGAGTTCCAGTTATGAGGTAAAGAATATATATATAAGATTATAGAATGTCAAAAGTACCTGAAAACTGTAAAAACATTTGTAATTATGCTTATCCAAATTTAGCAATAATACAATGTATAGATTTCGTAGATAATGAAAAATGTATGAAAAAAATAATAAATAAACACTATTTATGCACCAAATGTGTTAATAAAAATGTTAATAAAAATGTTAATAAAAATGTTAATAAAAACAAAAATATAAAAAAATATAAAAAAATATTTTTTATTAAATGAAAACATTTAAAATAAACTCAAAAACTTATTTTAAATGTTCCCAGTGGGGTTTGAACCCACAAATTTAAATCATGTAATAAAATTATTTAAGATATATTGTAAATAGACCGTTCCTATTTCTATCATCTCTTATACTACAAAAGATAGAAATTAGGATGCTTCCTAGTGTATTTTTAAGTCTACTTTATACTATTAAATAGAATTTTTTATATTTAATTTTTATTTTTTTATACTTAATTTTTTCATCTTCTGTTGTGCTTCTTCAACCTCTTTATCACTTTCTTTGTCTGATTTTTTTAAAAAAATAATAAGGTTATCCAAAATTGAAGTTAAAACTGGAACAGTAATTGAATTACCAAATTGTTTAATTGCAATGTTTTTGTTATTGTCATATTTAAAACTACTTGGAAAACCAAATAATTTTCTACATTCGTCTGGGACTAATTTTCTTATATTATTATTTATATTGTATAATCCAGTTTTTGATCCAATCCCACCTCCACTTGCTGTTATTGTTGTACTAACTCCATTTATAGAATAAATTCTTTCTCCTTGTCTTCCTTTATTAATAGTTCCTATTAACAGTGGTTTTAATTTTAAATCTGTATTTGTATCTCTATAATTAAGATTTTTTAATTTAGATAATGGTATTTTTTCTTTTACTTCATAATTAATAATATCTTTTAAATATACTTTTTTCCCATTACTTGTTGGAAATTCAAAATCTTTACATTCAATTTTATTATTCCAGCAAATAAAATAAGTACGTTTTCTAGATTGACCACATCCAAAATTTGCAGAATTAAGGCACTTTATTTTAACTTTATATTCAATTTCATTTAATAATTTTATTATTGTTTTTATAGTATTTCCGTTATCATGAGTATAAATATTTTTTACATTTTCAAGAAATAATAATTTGGGTTTTTTTGATTTAGCTATTCTAATGATTTGATAAAAAAGTTGCCCCTTTTTATCATTAAAACCTTTTTTTGTACCGCAAATACTAAAACTCTGACATGGAAAACCTGCACATAATATATCATGGTTTGGTATATCACAAATTTTAACTTTAGTTATATCACCAACCGGTTTTATTCCATAATTATTTTCGTATATTTTTCTACATTTATTATCTATATCAGAAGCAAATACACACTTGGCACCAAATGAACGAATGGCTTGATGAAAACCACCGATTCCACAAAAAAGATCAATAAAAGTATACCCATTTAAGGGTAAATGTTTTTTTTCCATTTATCTTGACTATAAATTAAAATAATTATATAAATATATCATTTTTTTTATATAATTATTATATCGTATTAGATGTTATTTTATTTATCAATAATTTTTCTAAATATATTAGATCTAATGGTTTAATTTTAAATTGAAGCATTTGAGCCGTTTTGGCACCTTTATCACCCCCTTTTCTTTGAATTGTCATTGAACCAATTCTTAATATGCCTCTTTTTGTAACAAAAACTTTTTTTTTCATATAGAAATTAAATATATCTTGTGTGGATATAATATAACTTTTTTCAACACCTTTCATTTTTGGTTGAATACATATAATATAATATTTTGGATAATATTTTGGATTATTTCCAAAAATAACTAATTTTAATATTTTTTCTTTATTTATCTCAAAAAATAATATTAATTTATTAATATCAACTTTAGGGTGTTCTGTTAGTGGTAATGATTTTTTATTTTGTGTTATTTTTAATTCACCTGTATATTTTTTTAAAATTTTTATAATATCAACTGGGATATTAAGCAATTTACCATATTTATCAACCCATCTTTTGTCAATTTGATTATATGAGGACTTGTAATTACTAACTCTTTTAACTTGAACGTATGTAGTACTAATTTTATCTTTGATAACTAAGTCTGATTTTTTCCCAGATAAAATTTCGCAACTAGAATTATCTGACAAAAATAAATAAATATTTACATTTTTAAATATTCTACTTTTTCCATTCGGAAAAGAATTTATATAATTTCTCATAATTTTTTCAAGCTTAAACCCACCTTTAGCTGTCATACTTCCATTAGATATTTTTTCATCTTCTGAAATTTTTAATTTTTCAGTTTGTTTTATTAATTCATTCATTATTTCTCCACTTTTAATATTTAAAAATATATGTAAATATAAATCATTTTTTTAAATTAGAAAAAATACCATATGTATAAAAACCTAAAAAAATAAATTCTTTATAAAATGAAAACATTTAAAATAAACTCGAAAACTTATTTTAAATGTTCCAAGTGGGTCTCGAACCCACGACCTTCGGCTCATAAGACCGACGCTCTACCAACTGAGCTATAGGAACAGGATGACAGTAATGGGATTCGAACCCACGACTCCGAAGAGACTGAGACTTGAGCTCAGCGCCTTAGACCAACTCGGCCATACTGTCTTATTATATACATATAACATTCTTTAAGTCTTTTAATATTTTTAAAAAAAATTAATAAAATATTAAAAATATTAAAAAAATTAATAAAATATTAAAATTTATTCAACTAAAGGATATTTTTCTCTAAGAAATTTTCTAATGTGTTTTTCAATACTATCCTCGTTATTATTTTCAAGTGTTAAAAATATTTTAATTAAATCTAATGAATTTCCTGTTACTATGTATATATCTTTTGATCCAATCATATCAGGAGTTTGTAATAATAATTCTTTATGGTTATCAAGAATAATAATAATAATTTTTGTTAATTTTCCTTTATTTAATTTATTTCTTACTTTTACAACTTCTTCTAAGTTTATATTTGGATATTTACCATCTGTTAATACAAAATGAATTAATGGTTGTTCTTTTTTTTCTAATGCTAATTTAATACCATTTGGTATATCAGAATGAAAACTTGGCATATGTTTTAAAAAAGATTCAACTCTTTCATCTAAAGTTTCGCCTTGAATAGAACACCAACCTGGATTATCAAAACTAATAAATTTATTAGTTCCAGATAAAAGAAAAAACTGTAAAGCATAAGATAATGGCATAGGACTATCTGCTAACATAGAACCAGAATTATCTATTTGAAAAGTAAAATTTCCAGAAAATTTATTTTCATTATAAAAACTTTCCCATTGTGAATTAACAAAAGAATCTTCTAAACTATTTTTAAAATCTTCTTTTACTTTTCTTGATAAATGTTTTTTAATATAATGAGAAATTATTTTATTTCCATCTAAAGTTTTAGTTTTAATTTTTTTATCACTTATTATTTTTTTAACTTCTTCTGGAATTTTTTGAATAAAACATTTTTTATATTTATTTTGTGCCCCAGATGTAACTTTTTCTAAATTAATATTCTTCCAATTTTTTTCACACATTAAAACTTCTACTGGAGGATTACTACATAATTTTCCTAAAAAAGAATAAATTTCTCTATAAAAAACTTCTTTTTCTGGGTGAGGATTATTATTAGGATAAATAAAATTAATAATTTCTCTTGAAGGTATAGTTATTGGTAAAGATTCAATATATTTTTTTAATTTTAAATCTGTAGGACAAATAAACATTAAATTGGAAAGTCTTGAAGCAAATTTATTTTCTCTTTCCCATTTTTTTAATCTCAACTTTCCATTTCTTTTTGTTCCTCCAAATTTAGGTAACCACTTATAAATAAAATATGGCTCAACTGTAATATGATTTTTATTGGAAATTCTTTGCAAACATTCCTTATTTAAAAATTTAACAATTCTTTTATGTCTTCTTCTTTTCTTATTTGTCATCTCTGATAAAATCTTTTTACCATTTTCTGTTTTTAAATGTTTTAAATAACAATTAATAGTTGATATTGCTAAAAATAATAATTCTGTATGATTTTTCTTACCATCTACTAAGTCTGCTTTTTTTGAAAGATATAATAAATCATTAATACAACCTGTTTTATTTATAAAATCATTATAATATTTTGAAACAAAAAAGTTATCAAACTGTCTTAAATACCAAAAAGTATCTCTTCCTAAATCTTTATTTTTTAAAGAACCATTTCTATCTCTAATATACATTATTAATCTCATAGTATCTTTCATACCACTTTCATAACAATTTTTTATTAAAAACTTTATTTTATTTTTATTTAATTTTGAATTTAAATTAAAAAAAGCAGTTGTAAATGGACTATTTTTATATTGAACTAATTTTGTATCAGAAACTTTATCTACAGACATAGACGATAATTCATCTGGTAAAATAAGTGGGAATTTCCAATCATCTTTTATTAATTTTGTTTCTTTTATAGTAAGTTTATTATTTTCAATAAAAGTTATTGTATTTTTTAAAATATTATTTAAATTTATAACTAAAAACTCAATATTATTTATTTTAGAATCTATAAGTATTTCTTTTGGTAATTTAGAACCAGAATAAGGTAAAGGATAATTTGGACTATAAGAAACAATATCAGAAAATTCTTTTCCGTGTGGTGGAGCATCTGTAATAATAACAATAATTTTTTTTGAATTTATTCTCCAAGTTTGTTTATTGGCAATTTGTATAGCACCAAATAAATCTTCTGGGATATCACCTCCTCCCATTGCTGTTAATCCATCTAAAAAATTATATATTTCAGAAATATTATCTGTAAAATCACAAATATCTATCCATTCACTATTGGTACATTCTATAGGACACATATAAGTATGTTCTTCACATTTTCTATCACATATATCTTTATAACCAATGACACTAAATCTAATATTTATTGATTGTCTCTTTAAAGAACTTGAGATTACCTTTATAGTATTTTTACATCTTTTAATCCACTCATCCATGGAACCAGTTGTATCTAAAAGATAACAAACATCTAACTCTTTGGTTTTTGATGTCATTTTATTATTTTATAACTATATCTTTAAATAATATTAAAAATGACTTAAAGAAATTATATTTTTAATATATAATATTTAATAAAATATTATCTTGTGTAATTATATATATCAAAATTTTTAAGTAAATCTGGTATATTATCACAAAATAGATTTCACACAGCAATATCAAAAACTTATATGAATTTAATAATTATAGAAAATGAAATCTGGAATAATTTTATTAAATAAAATTATTTAAAAAAAGTTTGGTCCGATTAGATATTATAAATATATAATATCGTGCATTAAAGTGTCGTGGTTATTAGGTTTATCTATTGATCCTTTAAAAAATAGAATTAAAATTAAAAATTAATAAAATTAAAAATTAAAGGTTAAAATTAAAGGTTAAAATGAAAGCGAAAGTTTTGTAAAAGACGATTAGTTAATAAAGATTAAAATTAAAGGTTAAAATTAAAAGTTAAAATTAAAGCGAAAGTTTTGTAAAAGACGAT